TCAGAAACTTTTATTCATCTTTTTTGCTGCCTCCTTTATGACATTGGATCGCACGTCAGTATAAATGTCCATCGTGGTAGATATTTGTGCATGTCCCAATAATACTTGAGCGGTTTTTATGTCTACCCCTGCCTCGAACAATGCGGTCGCATAACCATGCCTAATTTGGTGTGGAGTGACTGTAACGCCGGATTCCGCTTGGTATTTCTTCCACGCAGAAAGCATATCGGACCGTGTAAGAGGGGCCCTTCCATTGTCATTGGAAAATATATAACCGGCTTTCTTCTTTGGAAGGGTGCTGCGCAAACCGTCCAATAGCGGAACATTTCGCCGGCCGCGTTCCGTCTTCGGCTCTTTGATCTGCGGGAAAATAGACTTATAGTATACTGATTTTGCTATGCTGACAGTTTTATTTTTCCGGTCGATATCCTCATATTTCAAAGCAAGCGCCTCTCCACGGCGGCAGCCAGTCTCATAAATCAAAAACGCAAACAACCCAAATGGGAGGTTCGCGCTCTGCTTGATCTTTTCGATTTGCTCTTTCGGCGGGGCCGGGCGGTGAGACTTTTTCAGACCGCGCGGAATCTTGACAGCTCTCGCAGGATTAAATTGGAGCCCGCACTCCAGTTCTGCATACTCCAGAACCTGCCGGATAATCTGCAGCTGTGTCTGTACTGTACGCTGATACCGAGTCTCTGCAAATTTTCGTATATACAGGTCAATATCTTTTGCCGTAATTTCGTCAATCGCGTAATCTCCAAAATGCTCTTTTGCCCGGTCTACTGCCGGGCGATAACTCTGTACAGTGTTATAGGCAATACGAGGCTCGCATTCTTTCCACCAGGCATCCGCGGCCTCCTTAAATAATATCCCCTTCGGCTTCGCGTCCTCGGACTGATTATATGCCTTAATTTTATTATAGACCTCGGTATCGGTCTTTCCCCGAAATGCCTTGCGCTTGCCGTTAACGCGCAGGATGGATTCGTGGAGGCCATCCGAGCGCACATAGTATTTTGGTATCTTAGCCATTACAAATCCTCATCCTCCAATGGCGTGATTACAGATTTTCAACGCGTTTAATATCATCATCACTGTCAAAGTCCTCATTGCGGACATGATTTAATTCGTGTTGGGCGGCTTCCCGCTGCATGTCAATGCTCATCCTGGCGTTGATATAAATATTGTAATTCCCTTCGGAATCCTCGCGAACAAAACCATGCGTCTCGCATGGGAGGTCAATATATCTAAAAATTATCTGCCCCATTGTCATCACCGCAAATCGTCTTTATAATTTGAACGGTTTTCCGCACATCTTCCGGCGTTGCCTTTTTGCTCAGCGAAAACAGGATTTTTAAATCCGGCCTGCGCCTGATCGTTTCCAACAAATCAGCCATTTCATCATCGTCCGCCTCTGCTTCGGCAGGGGCGGTTTCTTTTTGTTCACCAGTAAGGAGGTAGTCCACGGAAACGTTAAAGTAATCGGCTATCTTTACCATTTTTTCATACTTTGGCTTGCTCTTTCCGTTTTTCCAGTCACTTAAAGATGACTGAGCAACACCGGTAGCTTTAGATACTTGATACGGTGTTACTCCTTGCTCTTTTAATAGCTTAGCAAAAATCTCATACATAATTTGTTCACCATTCACAAAAAATTAAAAATGCATAAGAAACCGTAGCACTACCTATTGACTTACTTAATAAACCGTAGTAAAGTATAGCCATGCAACGGAAAAGTTAAGCAAGCCCAAACGGAAAGCGTAGTGCGTCGGGTTTAATATGTACTTCTGCTGACACCGAAAGTATATAACAAAACCGAAGCAAACGCAAGTATAAATTCATACATAAAAGGAGGCCATACTTTGAGCAAACTGTACACCTGCAATGAAGTTGCAGACCGTTACGGCGTGAAAACCCTGACTGTTTGGGACTGGATTCGCAAAGGACGCCTTTCGGCAATTAAACTTCCGAAAGGCTACCGTATCAGCGAAGAATCGCTGAGAAAATATGAGCGCAGAAAGGAAACTACATGATGAGTGACTTACAAATTTTCAACAACCCGGAGTTCGGGACGGTCCGCACTCTGGAGGAGGACAGCAACGTACTTTTCTGCGGGAGCGACGTAGCAACGGCGCTGGGGTATGCAAAGCCACAGAATGCAATCGCAGCTCATTGCAAGGGTGCCCTGAAACGGGGCATCCCCACCACAAGCGGCGACCAGGAGATGCTCTTCATCCCCGAATCCGACCTTTACCGGCTGGTATTCAGCTCCAAGCTCCCCACCGCAGAGAAATTCACCGACTGGGTCACTTCCGAAGTCCTGCCCACCATCCGCAAGCACGGCGCATTCATGACGCCGGAGACCCTGCAAGCGGCAATCCTGAACCCGGATACCATGATTCAGCTCTGCCAGCAGCTCAAAGCCGAGCAGGACAAGAATCACGCACTGACCGCAGAAAACTCCCGCCTTTCTGTGGACAAGCAGATTCTGGCCCCCAAAGCGGATTATTTCGATGAGCTTGTGGAGCGCAATACCCTGACCAATTTCCGGGAGACAGCCAAGGAGCTGCATGTCCCGCCCCGCAAGTTCGTCCAGTTCCTGCTTGACCGAAAGTACATCTACCGCGACAAGAAGAGCAAGCTGCTCCCCTACGAAGACCGGAACAACGGCCTTTTCGAGGTCAAGGAATGCACCAACGAGAAAACACAGTGGGCCGGTACGCAGACACTTGTTACTCCCAAGGGCCGCGAGACATTCCGGCTGCTGTATGTGTGAGCCATGCCCAGAGAAAAAGAAGGATTCCGCGACCAGTATCAGATCCTCGCCGAACATTTTCAAGGGCGTGAGGCAATCACGCTGAACGAAAGCTGCCAGATACTCGGTCTTGACCGCAAGGCGCTGCTAAGGACAACAGATTTCCCGGCGCGTAAGGTTGGCAAGCGGTATATTGTTCCACTGGCTGCCTTGGCGCGCTGGATGTGCTGAAAAGGGGAGGGACGAGCCTGTGATCTACGTTTTATCCGTCGCCGGCGCGGCCTATCTGACCCGGCTGCTGTTCGAGGCCATCGACCGAATAGAGGGCCACGTCCTGCCAGTACGGCGACGGCAGCACAGAGCAGCTGTAGGCCACGGATACCGGTGTGGCCGGGATGCGTTGGATATCTACACACCCGATTATGACTACGCCATCCAATACGGACGACAGAGTTTGACGGTCTGGTGGGTGGCGCCTTACGAAACGGAGATGAAATAACAATGGAGTCCTTTAAGAGCCGAGTATACACAGATAGACCTGCTTACGCGGATTTTGATGCGCCTGCCAAGTTCCAGGCTATCAAGAGCATTATTGCAAAAAGGCTGGTTGAGCATCCTAATGCGATTTGCTCCTACTCCGGCGGAAGCGACAGCGACATAATGCTTCACCTGATTGAGAGCGTCAGGGCAATACATAATCTACCTCCCGTACAGTACTGCTTTTTCAATACCGGCCTCGAAATGAAGGCCATTAAGACCCATGTGAAGGACATGGAAAAGCTCTACGGCGTAACGATAACGGAGCACCGCCCTAAGGAGAACGTGGTTCTGGCGACCCGAGAACATGGCGTTCCTTTCGTATCAAAGATCATGTCCGCCGGGCTCGAGGGCGTGCAGAAGAAAAATATTCCGCTGTCCATTGCGGACGAATACGCCGAAGCCGAGAACAAAGAAGCCAAGCGGGCGGAACTGAAGGCACGCTACCCCGGCTGCGAGTCAACGATTAACTTCCTCTGCTGTTGCAATTCAAAAGGGGAGCCGCGACCGAATATTCAGCTCGTGATAAATTCCTCAAAATACATGCTGGATTTCATCAAAGAAAATCCTATTCCATTCCAGGTCAGCAACAAGTGCTGCAACTACTGCAAGAAGCAGCTGGCGCACAGCATACAAGCCCCGTTTGAAATGGTGATCACTGGGGAGCGCAGAGCCGAGGGCGGGATGCGTTCGGTGCCGAGGAAAGATAGCACGACAATGTGCTTTACAGAGGCGGCTGACGGAAAATTCCGGCTCAGGCCGCTGTACTACGTCACAGACGCAGATAAGGCGTGGTACAAGGAATACTACGGCATCAGATACTCGGATGCGTATGAAGTCTATGGATTGACCCGCACCGGATGTTGTGGCTGTGCTATTTCTTCGAGGGCTGTTGCCGATTTGGAAAAAATACGGCCTTATGAACCGAATCTAGTCAAGGCAGCGTGGAACGTGTTTGGAGCCAGCTACAGATATCGCCAAAAGTACAACGAATATAAAGCACTCAGGATGCGGAACAAGAAACAGGAGGCAGCCCATGAAAAAGAAACCTAATCCTTGCGTTCTGTGTGATTATGCCCGGATGCGGCGCGATATCTGCGGAATTTACTGCACTGGAGGATTCCAAAAGCCCGACGGGGCTTGCGATCACTTCCAGGAATACAGGAGCAGAAGCAAGACCGGAAAAGCGGAGGTGTCTTCATGAGACCTCGCTACCTCGTTTGCACCCGCTGTTACCGGCGCTGGAATATCTCCCAGTTGCGCAACGACCCCCGGCCTTACCTCTGCCCATTCTGCCGGTGCATAAGAAAATGCTCCGAATAGAAATTGCCGCCCCCGGTGTGCAAGACCGGAGACGGCAGGTACCAAAACACAGCCCTATTATGGGGCGCAGGAAAGGAAATGTCAAGTGAAGACATCTTTGATTAAAATTCACTCCGCCTATGGCGTCCATGAGACGCAGCTGGGCGCGGGCAGTGTGGAGCTGACCGGGCGCAAGGGCACCGGAAAATCCTCTGTCCTGGATGCGATCCGGTACGCTCTGACCAATCGCTCCGACCGGGATTACATAGTCAAGCAAGGCGCAGACGAGGCGGAGATCATCATCGAGACTGACACCGGCCTGCGGATTGACCGGAAGCGCAAGGCTGAGGAAGATACGTCCCGGCTCGGATTGAAGGAGAACGGTCTGAACGTCCCGCGGCCGCAGACCTTTTTGGACGATATCATTACGCCGCTGCAGCTCAACCCGGTCGAATTCATCTCCAAGCCCGTCGCCGAACAGAACCGGATCATCCTGGATCTGATCGACTACCAGTGGGATATGAACACGATCCAAGGCTGGTTCGGCGAGATCCCGAAGGGCGTGGATTACCACCAGAATATTCTTTCCGTCCTGGATCAGATTCAGGCAAAGAACGGCGTTTACTACCAGACCCGCCAGCAGGTCAATTCTGAGGCATTGTTCAAGCGCAAGTCGGCGGAGGACATTGCCGCCTCCATTCCGGAGCAGTTTGATGCTGCCAAGTGGGAGGCATACGATACCGCTGCCAAATACGCCGAGCTGTCCAAGATCCAGCAGGAGAATGGCAAAATTCAGCGGGCACAGGCATTCCGCGACTCTTATAATAACAAGCTCCGGGGGATTCAGGCCGACCGGGACATTGCAATTGGGAACGCGCAGCAGGAAATCAGCGCGGAGCGGACGGGCCTCGAAAAGACCATCGAGCGCCTGAAAGCTGAAATCGCGGCTGCCGAAGACAAAATTTCCGGCCTGAACTCTAAGTTGGAGGACAAGATCAAGCTTGCCAAGGCTGATTTTGAGACGGCCAAGGCCAAGTTGGACGCGGACACCGGCATTGCCAACGACTACGCCGGCCGGGAGATTGCCCCGACCGAGGCCCTGCAGGCTGAGATCAAGACCGCCGAGGACATGAAAAAGCACCTGAATGAGTACTACCGCATGACCCGGATGCAGGAGGAAGTGGATGATCTGGCCGTCAGGAGCGAGGCGCTGACCAGCAAGATCGAGTTGGCGCGGTCCCTGCCCGGTCAGGTGCTTGCCGAGGCAAAAATCCCGGTGGAGGGATTGACGGTCCAGAATGGCATCCCGCTGGTCCATGGGCTGCCGCTGAGCAATCTGTCCGACGGGGAAAAAATGGATCTGTGCGTCGACGTGGCGATCAGTAACCCGAAGGGCCTGCAGATCATCCTGATCGACGGGGCGGAGCGGTTGGACGATAAGAGCCGGGAGGCCCTGTATGCCAAGTGCAAGGCAAAGGGGCTGCAATTTATCGCAACGAGGACCACAAACGATGACGAAATGAAGGTGACGGAGCTGTGAAAACCAATTGGAAAAAACTCATGAATCCTGAATATCTCGGGGCCTACTCTCTGGATGACGGCAATGGCAAATATTCCGACATCATCGCCACCGTCCAGTATGTCAAGGTTGAGGACGTCACTGGGCCGGATGGAAAGCATGAGGACTGCCCAGTTGCCCATTTCTCCGAGCGTGACCTCAAACCCATGATCCTGAATTCCACCAACATGAAGACCCTGGAGAAGCTGTTCCACTCCAAATACATTGAGGATTGGGCGGGCCATAAGATCCAGATCGGCGTCGAGCAGGTCAAGGCATTCGGCGATGTGGTAGATGCGCTGCGGATTCGGAAGTATCTGCCCAGGGAGGCCGGCCCCGCCAAATGCGCCGACTGCGGAAACGAGATCGCGGCGGCAGGCGAGATGTCGGCGGCTCAGATCGTGGCATTCGCACAGAAACGCTTTGGAGCGGTTCTGTGCGCCGAGTGTATGAAGAAACGCGACGCGGCGAAAAAGGCCGCAGAAGAGCAGCAAACCGGCGAGGAGGCACTGTAATGGTTCTTACCGAAGAAAACTATTTTTCCCCCGAGGCCGAGACGTTTTACATGGGGTCCACCCAGTTTAAGCGATTCCAGGCTTGCGAGAGTCAGGCTCTTGCAATTATCCACGGCGAATATGCCGAGGAGCCATCCGCGGCGCTCCTGGTTGGCTCCTACGTGGACGCCTATTTCTCCGGTACGCTGCCGCTCTTCAAGGCACAGCACCCGGAAATATTCACCAGACAGGGCAGCCTGAAATCTGACTATCAGCAGGCCGAGTGCATCATTCACCGCATCGAATCGGACAAGCAATTCATGGCGGCCATATCCGGCGGCTCTCAGGTGATCCTGACCGGCGAGATCGAGGGCGTCCCCGTCAAGATCAAGGTGGACAGCCTCCTGCCGGACCGAATCGTGGATATGAAAATCATGCGGGACATGGCGGACGTCTACGACAAGGAAAACCGCGAACGGCAGCCGTTCTGGCGGGCCTGGGGATATGACATTCAAGGGGCCATCTACCGAGAGGTCGTCCGGCAGAACACCGGGAAGCTGTTTCCGTTCGGGTTGGCTGTCGCAACCAAGGAGAAGCCGGAGCCGGACATCGACCTCCTGACCCTGCCAGCGGCCGCACTGGATGAGGCCCTGGAGATGGTCCGATCGCAGATCGTCTATTTTGACGGCCTGAAAAAGGGCCTGTATGCGCCGGAGCGGTGCGAAAAATGTGCCTGGTGCCGGGCGACGAAGATCCTGAAGGGCTGGCGTGAGGCATGCTGAATCACATGGCGCTGCAGGGTCGGCTCACGCGCGATCCGGAACTTCGCACGACGCAATCCGGCGTTTCGGTTTGCTCATTTACGGTCGCGTGGTCGGAAAAATATAAGGAGACTGAGACGCAGCTTTTTCTCGACTGCACGGCATGGCGCAATACCGGCGAAATGGTGTCCAAGTATTTTTCCAAGGGAAAGGAGATCATCGTCGAGGGCAAGCTGAACACCGAAAAATGGCAGGACAGGGACGGAAACAACCGGACGACCATTAAAATGACCGTTGACCACGTGCATTTCTGCGGGCCAAAAGATTCGTCTGTATCTGAATATCATGTGGCCGGAAAGCCGGTTGATGTCCATGTTTCTGACGGACATTCCGATTTTGCAGAGGCTGAGGAAGATGGAGAATTGCCGTTCTGACGCCGCTGGCCAGATCAAGCAGCTCCTGACCATGCAGGAAGTGGCCGAGCGGTACGGATTCCCCCCGAATCGGAGCGGGTACATTCAGTGCCCGTTCCACCAGGGGGACACGCACGGGAGCCTGAAAATCTACCCGGAGGATCGCGGATGGCACTGCTTCGGGTGCGGAGCCGGCGGGTCGGTCATTGACTTTGTGATGAAACTGTATGATCTGACGTTCCGGCAGGCCGTGGTTCGGCTGAACGCAGATTTTGGGCTGGGGCTCACGGAACAGAAGCCCACCAGGGCGGAGCGGTCCGCTCTGGTGGAGGCCCGGCGGCGGGAGGCAGAGCGAAAGGCTGCCGCTGACGCCGAATACAAACGGCAGGCCGCCAGATACCGCTATTACCGGGATGTCGCGGAAAAGGCCACTCCGGAAAGTGACCTTTATGCGGAGGCGGTCAAAGCCTTGCCGCTGCTGGAATATTGGCTCGATGAAAATATGGGAAGGTGAGCATTTGGGAGAATGGACATACGAATCGGACGATTTCCTGAGAACGGCTCCATATGAGGAGCTATACAAGCTGCATAATGAGCCGTTCGTCCACGCCGCCAAGATGGAGGAGCTCGCCACCTATGCGCTCTCCAAGGGCTTTAAGGGATTCAAGACCATGTACAAAAAGTATATTGAGTCCCTGAAGGCTCAGAGCGACACAATTTACATTGACAATGTTACAAGTTTTTCCGGGCAGCCGCTGGAGCTGAATGCAGGAGACTGGGAAGCGGGAGACGATGGAATTTACAAAAAGGCGGGATTTAACAATGAGGTTGCCTGCCCGCATCCCATCATGCCGGTGGAGCGGCTTGTAAATATCGACACCGGCGAGGAAAAGCTAAAGCTGGCCTTTCGTAAGGGGGCCGTCTGGAGACGGCTGATCGTGAGCAAAACCGTCCTGGCCAATTCCAACAAGGTCACAGAGCTGGCCGGATCCGGAATCGCCGTAACCAGTCAGAGCGCCCGGCCTTTCGTAGAATACATCTCCGACATGGAAAACCTGAACTATGATCTCATCCCGGAAAAAAAGAGCATCGGGCGATTCGGCTACATACCAGACGAGGGCTTTTCGCCCTTCGTTGACGGCCTGATTTTTGACGGCGATGCCAATTTCAGCGCCATGTTTCAGACTGTCCGGAGCCATGGGTCGGAGGCTAAGTGGATGGAGATTGCCCGCGAGGTTCGCACGATGTCGACCACGGCACGCATCATCATGGCCTCCAGTTTTGCCTCTGTCCTGCTGGAGCCGTTAAACTGTCTCCCGTTTTTCGTCCATCTTTGGGGCGTAGATTCCGGCACCGGCAAGACGGTTGCCCTGATGGTAGCCGCCAGCATCTGGGGGGATCCGACGATCGGCGCCTATGTCAAAACCTTTGACGGGACCGTGGTGGGCATGGAAAAGACCGCGGCATTTTTAAATAATCTGCCGCTCTGCCTGGATGAGCTGCAATTATCAAAGGACAGCCGGGGGCGCAGCAATTTTGACGTGTACAAGCTCGCTCAGGGCGTTGGGCGGACCCGAGGCAATAAAGCCGGGGGAGTGGATCTGACGCCCACTTGGCGGCTCTGCATCCTGACCACCGGTGAGAGCCCCCTGACGGCCCAGAGCGCCGGAGCAGGAGCAGTCAACCGGGTAATCGACATCGAGTGTAAATCGTCCCACGCAGTCATTACGGACGGTATGCGGGTGTCCGGAACCGTCAAGCGCAATTTCGGATTCGCAGGCCGTAAATTTGTCGAGCAGCTTTACAAGCCTGGGGTAATTGATGCGGTGACCGATCGCTACCGGGAGCTTTTCCGGCAGCTCTCCGACCAGGACACCACCGAAAAGCAGGCCATGGCTGCAGCCGCGATCATTCTGGCGGATGAGCTGTCCTGCAAGTGGATCTTCAGAGGATCCGAACAGCCGCTCACTATCGGGGAGATCTCTGAATTTCTGGCAAGCCGTGCGGATGTCAGCACTGGTGACCGTGGATATAAATTCCTCTGTGACTGGGTGACGCAAAACTCAAATAAACTGTGCGGAAAGTCGGACACCGTTGATGTTTTAGGAGCCGTTGAAGACGGGAAAGCCTACATCATCCGCAGCGTCTTTGAGCGAATACTCCAGGACGAGGGTTACTCCACGGCGGCCATGATCAGCTACCTCAAACAGGAGGGCCTGATCGAAACACGCGGAAACCACAACACCAAAGGAAAACGCATCAATGGGATACCAACGGAATGCTTTTGTCTAAAACTGCCAATTATTGAAATAGATAATGAGCAAAATGACGAATTACCGCTTTGAATGTAGCGAAACGTGGCATACCGTGGCACCAGTAGTGCCACACCTTGAACTCATAGAGCCGCAACCATTACAAGGATTATTTTTGGCACCGTGGCACCGTGGCACTCAGAATACAGCCTATATAGAAGAATGTGTGTGAGTGAAGTGATACGTGCGTGCGCCTTATAGAAAAAACGTGCAAATGGTGCCACAGTGCCACACTTAGCGCGAAACCATTGCAGCGCAATGCTTTCATCCGTGGCACCAGTAGTGCCACACCGTGCCACATGTGCCACACTTTGGAGGGAAAATGCAACTTAGAAATTATCAGCATGAGGCCATCGAAGCCATCGAGTCGCAGCCGCCCGGCGCATACCTCACGCAGATGGCAACCGGCCTTGGTAAGACGGTGACCTTTGCCAATATCCCACGGAACGGGAACAGAATGCTGATCCTGTCACACCGGGAAGAGCTCGTCGAGCAACCTCGCAAGTATTTCAGCTGCTCCTATGGCGTGGAGCGCGCCGATCATCACAGTTGCGGCGAGGAGGTCGTTTCCGCCAGCGTCCAGACCATGGTGCGCCGATTGGATCATTTCAGCCCGGACGAATTCGGCCTGATCATTTGTGACGAGGCGCACCACGCAGCCGCCAATACATATCGCGCTATCTTCGATTATTTCAAGCCGGAGAAGCTGATCGGGTTCACCGCAACGCCCAACAGAGGCGACAAGGTCCGCTTGGACAATGTATTTTCTAAAATCATCTTCCAGCGGGATCTCCGGTGGGGAATCCGCAACGGCTGGTTATGTGATATCACCTGCCGGCGCGTTGACATTGGATTTGACCTGTCAGCTGTCCATACCCGTCAGGGCGATTATGCCCCGGGCGAGCTGGACGAGGCAATGGACGGGACCGCAGATGCCATTGCACAGGCATACCGGGATCTGGCCGTCGGCGCCACGCTGATCTTTGCGGTATCGGTGCATCAGGCGCAGGAGATCGCCAGCAGAATTCCGGGAGCCGTTGCAGTGACCGGCGAGACTAAGGACCGTGCTGGGATCATCTCTGATTTCACCGCCGGCAAAATCCCCTGCATCGTCAACTGCATGGTTTTTACGGAGGGCACCGATATTCCCCGCGTCGAGACGGTCATTGTGGCGCGTCCTACGCAGTCTGAAAGCCTGTATGCCCAGATGGTGGGACGGGGCCTGCGGCTATGCCCTGGGAAGGACAGGCTCACCCTGATTGACTGCGTCGGTATCACAGGAAGGAAAAGCCTTTGCACGGCGCCGTCTCTGCTGGGAATTGATATGGAGAACGTCCCGCAGCGGAACTTGGACGAAATTGAAGGGGATTTGTTTGAACTGCCGGAGAAAGTCCTCCGCGCCTCGGATTGCCCGGAAAGCTGGGTGAAGAACGTGGAGATCGTGGATCTCTGGGCGCAGGAGCAGAAATATCAGCTGCATGATATTAACTGGTTTAAGATGCCGGATGGTTCTCTGGTGTGTTCGCTGCTCAACAAGGAGCGCCTGGTAATCCCGTGCCCTGACAGCCTTGGCATGGCCAACGGAATCCCGATGCAGGAGGCGCTTGACCAGGCCTATTTAAAACTGCAGGCGAAATATCCGAGTCAGCAATATATCTGGGATTTGAATGCAGCCAAGCGATGGGGGCGGGCCCCGGCATCTGACAAGCAGCTGAAAATTATTTCACGCCGGTGCAAGGGATTTGACACATCCAGCCTCACTAAGATGCAGGCCAGTCAGATCCTGAACCGCATCATGAACGGGAGGAAAGCATCATGAGGCTCTACATAACAAAGGCAGAGGATCGGGATACCGTCCTGATGATCCTGGGCCGGAACGGGTACACGGTGCGTCAGGGCAAGGAGAGAAAGGAAAACAAGACCGTCACGTTCGTGGAGGTGGTCGAAGATGGCAAGTGAGTCTCAACATCAGATGGCTGTAATCAAGTGGTCTCAGCAGCCGTCTGTCCGCCGCCAGTGGCCCGAACTGGCGCTGCTCTATCACATCAAGAACGAAACCACAGAGGGCCCCAAAGCGGTCATGATTGGCCGGAAGATGGGTGTCAAAAAGGGCGTCCCGGATTTGTGCCTGCCGGTCCCGCGGGGACAATATCACGGGTTGTATCTTGAAATGAAAACGGAAACCGGTCGGGCGTCCATAGAACAGAAGTGGTGGGGCGAGCAGCTTGCTGGACAAGGATATTTTTGGGAGGTGTGTCATGGATGGGAGAGTGCAGTCAGGGTGCTGGAATGGTATCTGACGCTGAGCGCGCCGCAATGCGCGGGGACCCAGCTCCGTCTGGACTGAGCTGGCGGGGAAAAATCGAATATCTCTTTTTCCTGAATTTGTACAAGGCGTATCACAATCAGATGGTTTCCCGCGATCAGGCATCGGATGAGAAGAAGCGGTTTCTGGCGGAATTAAACAAGGCAGAGGAAAGCCGTGAGTTTGAGCGCAAATGCTGGGAGAATTCAGCCAAGCGTACGATTGCGGCAGATCGGGCCCTGATGATGTACCACCGAAACAGGACGCTGGAGAACGCGGATATCCTGTATGACCGCCTCGAATGGCTCCATGACGAATGCGCCCGGCCGGTTGTGAATGATAAGTGCCCGGGCTGTGGGAAATGGTTCAGCCCGGATCACGCCGAACGAAAGCCTACATATTGCGAGGACTGCGGGTGCAGATTGGGGTGGGATTGATGGCAGCTAAAATTAATTGCCTGTCCAGTTGCATCGTACCAATTGACCACGATTACCAAGACCGCGCGTGCGGAGCCAATATCTGCTTTAAGTGCAAAAACGCCTGCGGAGGATGCTCTTGGTCAGAAATAGATCCAAATACAAAACACCCACGGTTTAAGCCGGTAAAAGGTTGGACAGCCAAAAAGACCAAATCTGGTGATCTTGCAACATACAAAATTACTGCGTGTCCAAAATTTGAGGAGGGATGATTTATGGGCAATGGTATGCCGTTGAAACCCTTAAAGCCCCATCCTATCCCCCGCAACTGCACCACCTGCGAAAGGCGCTCCCGCTGCCACAACGGGCGCGGAATGATTATCGCATGGCATTGCGGCCGCTGGGAGCCAGCAAGACGGTACATAGAAGAGCGGAAGAAGTATATGGCAGCAAGAAAATGGGAGGGAGCAAAAACAGAATGAACGCTGACGAGATTGTGCGGGCACTGCGGTGCTATGCGTCTGACTGCGACAATGATGATGCCTGCAATCAATGTACTTTTGCGTGGATGTGTAACAAGTTAGACGGCAATGCGCCCAAAGTTATCGCCGACCTGATTGAATCCCTGCAAGCCCAACTTGCCGAGAGCCAGCGGAGAGAGCAGGCGGCGGTAGAGGGCGAAAAGCGCATGGCCAAAGCCTTCGCTCTGCTCTGCCGGGAGCTCGACGATTTTGCCGGGTTAGCTCCCTGCCAGGTCCGCCAGATAGATTGGCCGGAATGTAACGGGGAATCCGAGCAATGCGGTGACCGGCCCATTTGGCAATGCTGGCAGAAATACATACTGGAGCGGGTTGATACAGAGCAGGTTTGCCGCATTTGCGGCTGCACGGATAATAACGCGTGTCCGGGCGGCTGTTACTGGGCAAAGCCGGACTTGTGCAGCGCCTGCGCCGAGCAGGACGGCCCGCAGAAGGCCGGGAAAGGAGAGGCGGATGAGCAAACTTGTGCGAAAAAATGAGTATGAATGTTTTCATTGCTCTACTTGCGGGTGCATCGTCCCGGACAGGATTCTTATCGGGGACTGGCCGGAATGCACCTATAAAATCCGGTTTTGTCCGAACTGCGGAGAAGCGTTTGATAACACGGGTGAAAACATTTTGCCGGAGCTGAAAAGCGGATGGTATTGGGAACTGCATTCGTTCGACGAGGCCGCTCAGGCCGGGGAGGGCGGACACAGTGGAGATTGATGCTTGGGTAGACGGCTATAAAGTCCGTTCTTTCCCATGGATTGATGGTAAAACGATCTATTTCAACGTGCGATGCTATCGGCCCGGGCAATCTTTTTCACAACCTCCCGTATGGGACAAGACAGTATATATCACTGATGATGCCGCTGGTCGTGATATGGTCGAAAACTTGACATCCTCGCTGACGGCATACGTTGCGGGGCTGCGAATAGCAGACGGGAGAAAAATAGTGCTAACTGCTTGCGAAAGGAGTATGAAAAGCTGATGGAATTCGATAATTACGACACCCTGACTATTCAAACTATTTGCGTATGCATTGTTGTCTGTTTTCGCCTTGTGGGTATACAAAAAAATATTAGTCGGGTAAGGAGGACGAGATTATGACGTTGACGGATATTGCCGCGATCGTGTGGATTGTAGCTGGTGTGCTGATGTCTATTACCACGATGGAAACTCGCAAAAGCCTTGACAAAGCGATAAATAAGCTGATGGAAGATGATAATGATGGGAGCCGATGAACTGATTCAGCAGGCGCGGGAACTGTGCAAGGAAGCGACGCCGGGACCGTGGGAAGCCAAGACAAACCGTCACCCGGAATGCAATGGAGAACCGTGGGGCTGGATTTCAGGAGCAGGCGGGAACATTACATGGTCTGGTAGCGCTGGGAAAGAGGACGCCGCCTTTATCGCCGCATCCCGCACTCTCGTCCCGCAGCTCTGTGATGCTCTGGAAGCGGCGCAGAAAGAGATTAACGCGTTCGAGCAAAAATATCTCGAGAATGAACAATCGTTTAAGATGCTCGAGCAAAAGATTACTGCGTTGACCGCCCGCGCCGAGAAAGCCGAAGCGGAACGGGACGTACTCAAATCCGCCCTGTCGCATCTGGAGCATGCGGTGTCCCGCGAGCGGGGAGAACACAGCATCGGCGTTTCGGCAGCAATTCACCGGGCGCGGGAGCTGCTGAAGGGAGGCGCCAATGATACCTAAAAATGAGGACGCGCTGTACAGCCCGCCTCCACCTCCTCCGAAGCCGCGCCGGAAGTTGCCTCACAACTGCACCACCTGCACGGACAAGCTGTGCCGGCGCCGGTGGCGGGTGGTTGTGTGGCTGAAATGTACGAAATGGAGGCAGCAATGAATAAAAAGCCCAATAGCCGCTTGCCCTATGACGTCCGGCAGGAATGCCTCTGGATTGTCCGGGGGTATGATCGCCGGGTGAAAGCATATCACGAAGCCAGGCGCGATGTGATCGACGGGACGGCGTGCGGATTTGAGGACAAGAAGAACGGCGAGCGTGTCTATTTGCCGCACGGCTCCGGGGAAGGCCGCCCGGATGAAAACAAAATGGAGCAGCTTGCCGCCATCGAGGATTGGCCGGAGACGCGGAAGATGCGCGCCGTGAAGCAGGCAAAGCTACATATCGGGCTGGATCTCCAGAATGAGGAACTGCGGCAGAGGCTTACGGAGGGAATCTTGCTGAACTGTAAATCAGGACGCCAGTATCCGTTCGAATATCTGAATTTACCGTTTATGAGCAGACGTGATTTTTACAGAAGGCGAGAGAGTTTCCTCGCAGAAGTCGCAAAATTTCTTGAAATTATTTAAAAGTTGGCACAGAACGCATTTTAACCGTGCTAATCTGGTAGCATGGGAATTTCGGAGAAGCGTTCGGCGCGGGCCGGGCGCTTTTCTCATACCTTAGCGCGTGCGGGTTCCTTGGGAAAGGAGCCGCATGGAAGAATACATCAATCGAATTTTCAACAGGGACTGCCTTGAGGGCATGAATATGTACCCGGATCACAGCATCGACATGATTCTCTGTGATCTGCCGTATGGCATTACAAATTGCCGATGGGACAGTGTGATCCCGCTTCCGGACTTATGGCGCCAGTATCTGCGGGTGATCAAGGACAACGGGGCAATCGTGCTGACAGGCGCGCAGCCGTTCACGACGCGGCTGATCAGCAGTCAGCCGAGGCTTTTCCGTTACTGCTGGTACTGGTACAAAAATATGGCGACGGGCTTTACCTTCGCCAAACATCAGCCGCTGCGCTGCGTGGAGGAGATCTGCGTATTTTATAAGCACGCACCGACGTATAACCCGCAGGGTGTCATTCTCCTGGACAGGCCCATAAGACGCCGCGGAAAAGCAATACCGGCGCATGGAGACTCAATTTACCGGATGGACGGCAGTCTGGCGCACGACACCGAGACCCGGGTTACACATTATCCGCGGCAGATTTTGAAGGTAAAATGCGAGCGTGGCCTGCATCCAACGCAGAAGCCCGTCGAGTTGTTTGGATACATGATCCGCACGTACACGAACCCGGGCGAGCTGGTCCTCGACAGCTGCATGGGCAGCGGAACGACGGCGGTGGCGTGTATCCGGAGCGGAAGAAAATACACAGGATTCGAGATGGATAGAAAATATTATGCAACTGCCATTAAGCGCATAAGCAATGTGCGGGTATAAGACCTATACTCCGTCCGAACTGTGCATCTGGATACCGCATCTCATCGCGCGGAATGACCTACATGCGTTTTACATCTCTCATGCATGGCTGCACCTGCGGGCAGAGGTCCTGCGAGAGCAACATTTTGAGTGCCAATTGTGCAAGGCCAAGGGCCTGTATGTTCCGGCCACAACGGTGCACCACAAGCGGACGGTGCGGGAAGCGCCGTGGCTGGCGCTGACCAAGAGCAACTGCATGGCAGTTTGTGACGAGTGCCATTACCAGATCCATCACGGACATAAAACAAAATGGGATGACGAACGGTGGTAATAATTTTGAAAAAGAAGTTTGATGTTGTGGTTGCGGAATGGATTGCCCTTATGACAATCTTCTTTGTTGTAGCTGCTTTGAGAACAATTGGGCTGATATGATCCCCCCCGGGGTCAAAATTTGAAAAACGGCTGAGGCAGGGGAGAACGGGCAACAGGGTAGACAAGACCGACGGCTCGCGCGCGTGAAGAAAAAATTGACCGGAAAAGGAGGCGGCAAGCGTGGAGAGCGCCAAAAATGTCAGGGAATCCCTCTTGGAACAGTTGAGAACAAAGGGCGCGGATGTCGCGCTGTACCGTGCTCAAATCGATGATTACATGTGGTTTCTTCAGCAGGAGCGACAAATGCAGTCGGATATCCGGAAGAACGGGCGCACGTACCTGGCGACATCCGCGGCGGGCAAGGAATACGAGAAGGACAATCCGTCTGTAAAAAACGCGCTGCTCTACAGCCGGCAGATGGTTGCCATTCTGGGCGCACTGGGATTGGACACCAAGACGGTGGCCGGCGGCACGGCGGGCGATGATGCCGACGATGATCTGTAAAGAAATTGATGAGTACATTGCGTTCGTCCGGTCCGGAACCGTTCCCGTCTGCAAAGACCAGCTCGCCCTGTGCAATTATGTGGAAAAATGCTTCCGGAAGGAAAAAATCCATGTCGATGAACAGCAGCTAAAGCGGTACCTGAATTTTCAACGTTACTTTCCATTTCAGCTTTTGCCGTGGGAAAAATTCATATTCGCCCTGCACAATTGCGTATATCGGGCCCCCGGAGTTCTCCGGTGGCCTGCTTTATTTGTCTACGTCGGACGGGGCGCCGGGAAAAACGGATATCTTGCGTTTGAATCCTTTTGCTGGATTACGCCGGTCAACGGTGTTCCGGAATATCATGTGGATATTTTTGCAACGTCGGAGGACCAGGCAAAGACCAGCCCTGATGATGTGCGTGCGGTGCTGGAAAAAAACCGGGTAAAGCTGGAGAAGCGTTTTTATTGGAATCTTGAGTACATCGAGAATCTGAAAACCGGCTCAATCATTCGCTACCATACTTCCGCTCCAGGAACCAAGGACGGCGGACGCCCAGGCGCTGTCGTGTTCGACGAGTATCATGCCTACCAGAATTACAAACTCATTGGCACGGCAAAAACCGGGCTCGGAAAAAAGGCGATGCCGCGGCAGACCATCATCACGACGGACGGCAATATCCGCGGCGGACCGCTGGATGATATCAAGGCCCGCGCGGAAGGAATTCTCTATGGCGATGTCGGAGACAACGGTATGCTGCCGTTTATCTGCCGGTTAGACAGCCCAAAAGAAGTTGATGCCCCGGCCATGTGGCCCAAGGCAAACCCATCGTATATCTACCTTCCAAACCTGCAGCAGGAAATGCAGATGGAATACGCGGATTACAAAATAAACCCTGCTGCAAATTCGGACTTCATGACCAAGCGGATGAATCTTCCGCAGACCTATGAAGACGCCAGTGTTGCGGACTGGAATACCATCCTGGCAGCAAAAAAATCTATGCCGGATCTCACCGGCTGTTCCTGCGTCGCCGGCATCGACTATATGAAAACCACGGATTTTCTTTCCGCCGGGCTCTTGTTTCGATACAAGGGCCTTTTCCTTTGGATGCAGCATAGCTGGGTATGCCGGGCAAGCCCGGACCTGCCCCGGATCAAAGCGCCGCTGGATGAGTGGAAGGAGCAAAAGTATCTCACCTTTGTGGATGGCCCAGAGATATCCCCGGATGTGCCCGCGGCCTGGCTGGCGGAAAAGGCCCAGACCTATAACATCACGCAGCTGGGCATGGATAACTTCCGCTATACCCTGCTGACGCGGGCCTTGCGGGAGGCAGGCTTCGACACTGATAAGGGCGGCGCCAACAACATCATGCTGACCAAGCGCGTAACGGAAAACCGGTATGTCCCAGTCATTACCCATTTGTTTAATAACCATCTCATCCTTTGGGGAGACGACCCCATGATGGGCTGGTATACCTATAACGCCTGCATCATGACGGAAAAAGGCAATCAGTATTTCGGAAAGAAAGAAGAAAAATCCCGAAAGACCGATGGATTTAAGGCAATGGTGGCGGCGATCTGTGCCAGTGAAAACCTTGCAGACAGCGGGGAGGAAAGCAGCCTGAATGATTTCAAGGTCTATTCATACTGAAAGGAGGCGGACGGTTGAGAATAATCGATTTCTTCCGGGATATTTTCCAGCCCGGAAAAACGTACAAGCTGAACCAGCGGCTGACAGACAGCACAAAGCTGCAGCTGGACATTGAGGATTTCGCCATCCAGATGGCAATCAATATGCTCGCCGGGTTGATTGCAAAATGCGAATTCAAAACCTACGTCAAGGGGAAAGAGACCCGGGGTGACGAGTATTATCTCTGGAATGTCGAACCGAATGTCAATCAAAACAGCAGCCAATTTATACAGGAACTTGTCTCCAAGCTGCTGCATGACAATGAAGCGCTGGCGGTTGAGGCCAACGGTCAGCTGCTCATTGCTGACAGTTTTACCGCGGCCGGGTATGCCCTTTTTCCGGCGACGTTTTCCGGCGTGACAGTGACGACGTTCGGAAACAGCTTCGCGTTTGACAAAACATTCAGCATGTCGGACGTACTGTATTTCCGGATGAACAATCAAAACATCCGGGCGCTGCTCTCCCGCGTCATGGACGGGTACTCCAAACTGCTGGAGCTGGCGATGGGAAAGTATAAACGCGCCGGTGGTCGGAAGGGCACGGCAGAGGTAAACAAGCCTAAGACTGGCGATGAAAAAGAGCAGAAGCGGATAGACGATCTGTTTAGTAAACAGTTCAAGGCTTATTTTGAGGCGGAAAATGCGGTCGTCACCCTGCCGAACGGTGTGAAATACACTGAGATCACCGGCGAGGGCAGCAAAAAGTCCACGTCCGAGGTCAATGATATCGCCAATATCACAAAAGAGGCGTTCGCTCGCGTCGCCCAGGCGTTCCGGATTCCTCCGGCGCTCCTGCAGGGCAACATTGCCGATATCAGCAAGCTCATGGACGAGCTGCTGACGGTATGCATTGATCCGCTGGTTGACCTGCTCCAGACGGAGATCAACCGGAAACGGTACGGAAAGGCGGCATTTCTTGCCGGGACGTACCTCAGAATCGACACCACGTGCATCAAGCACATTGATATTTTTGACGTTGCCATGGCGGCGGATAAGCTGATCTCGGACAGCCTGTACAATGTCGACGAGCTGCGGCAGAAGCTTGGTGACGCGCCCTTGAACACGTGGTGGAGCAAACGGTATGTACTCACTAAAAACTATGAGCCGGTCGACGCGCCGGCGGGAACGACAGGAGATGGAAACAATGAAACCGGTTAGAACAATTTGGGCGGCAAAGATGGAAGCAGGGGCGCTTGACCTCTATCTCTATGACGACATTGTGCCGGACGGTGAAGACTGGTGGACCGGAGAGCCGATTCCAAGCGCGACATCGGCCAGTACGGTGCAGCAGATGATCCAGGACGCGGGCAATATCGCCGCGATCAACGTCTATATCAATTCCTACGGCGGAGACGTCAAAGAGGGCATCGGCATTTACAGCCTGCTGGTGCGCAGCAAAGCATACGTGACAGCGTACATCGACGGCTTTGCCTGCTCGGTTGCCAGCGTGATCGCCATGGCGGCCGACAAGGTGGTCATGGGCTCCAATACCCTCATGATGGTCCACAACGCCAGTGCGGGCGCCTTTGGTACATCCGCCGATCTGCGGAAAGCCGCGGATGATCTCGATGTGATCAACTCACAGGCAATCAAGAGCTATCAGGACAAGGCGGGGGACAAGCTGCCGCCTGAAACGCTGCAGCAGCTGCTTGACAACGAAACATGGCTGACGGCGGAGCAGTGTATCCAGTATGGCCTTGCGGATGAAATTGCCGCAAAGGAACCGACGCCGCAGGAAACTGCCACACAGCGGCTCGCGCAAGCCCGCGCCGCCCTTGTGGCGCAGATGTCGGCGGAGCATACCCCGAAGGTGCCCGAAAAATTCAGCAATCAGAAAACCAACGCGGAGCGGCTGATGGCCGCATTCAAAAATAAGACGGAGGTAAAATAATGAAGTCTAAAGATGTGATCAAGCAGGAGCTCAACGCCAGCCTGTCGGCTGCCATGCAGAGCAAAGACCCGGAGGCGCTGACAAACGCTTTCACGGAATTCGCGGTAAAACTTCAGGAGGACGTCGTTGAAGACGCTAAGGCGTATCAGCAGACGCAGGATTCCGCCATCCTCGCACGGCGCGGCGTCCGACAGCTGACCGCGGAAGAGAAGAAGTTTTACACGGGATGGATGGGGGCCCTGAAGAGCCACTATGACAGCCCCAAGATGGCTTTCACCGGACTCGACACCACCACGCTGCCGCAGACCGTGCTGGATCAGGTGCTCTCGGACATTGGGACCTCGTTCCCCATTCTGAGCGCCATCAACTTCCAGAATGTTTCGGCCATTACGAAGATGATCGTCAACAAGCAGGGAATGCAGCTTGCCGCCTGGGGCGCGCTGAATTCCGCCATTTCCACAAGCCTGAGCGGCGCCATCGGTACGGTCAGTATTGACCTGAACAAGCTGACCGCCTTTATGGCTGTGTCCCGCGATATGCTGGACGTCGGCCCCGAGTGGATGGACGCCTATGTGCGGGCCGTACTGAGCGAGGCGCTGGGCTACGGCCTGTCTCAGGGCATTGTGGCCGGCACGGGCAAAGACCAGCCTATCGGCATGATCAAGGACCTTGACGGCTCCGTGACCAACGGCGTGTATCCGGACAAGACGCCGATTGCCATCACCGATCTGTCCGTCGCAACCATCGGCGGCATCGCCGCGACACTCGCGCAGGGGCCGAATAACCGGAAGCGCCCGGTGCCGTCCATTCTGATCGTGGTCAATCCGGTGGACTACTTTGAAAAGTTTCTGCCGGCAACCACGTACCTGACGACGGTCGGCACCTACGTCAACAACGTGCTGCCGTATCCGTCCCAGATCGTCCAGGACATCAACGTCCCCTCCGGCAAGGCCATCTTTGGTCTGGCGTCCCGGTACTTTATGGGCGTTGGCAAGGGCGGCTCCGGCGGCCAGATGGAATACTCCGACGAGTTCCAGTTCCTCGACGACAACCGGGTTTACAAGATCAAGATGTACGGCAACGGCATGCCGCTTGACAACAACGCGTTTGTGCTCGCGGATATCTCCGGCCTGCAGGCGATGAAGCAGCAGGTCATCGTGGCGAACACGACCAGCAGCCCGGTCAATACCAAAGCCGTAACGGCGTAATTGAGGTGATCATCTATGGCAGACCTGCCCTCCGGGTTGCTTAACGCGGTCAAAAGCTATCTCAAAATTACGTGGCAGGACGATGCCACGGACGCCGAAGTCACCGGATACATCAACCGCGGTATGGCGCGCCTGCAGCAGATTGCAGGCGCGCCGCTCGATTTCACCGCCGAGGATCAGCCGCGTGCTCTCCTGCTGGATTACTGCCGGTATGCCCGCAGTCAGGCGTTGGAAGTGTTTGAAAAAAACTTTGAGGCGGATCTGCTTGACCTGAATCTCAGCACGCAGGCGCCCGTGATCGACGGCCTGACGGTCGTTGCCGCGCCGGATTCCTCCGGCGGATACGACGTGACGGTCGCGCCCGCGCCGGACGATGGCGGCAGGTATGTCTATCAGATTGGCGCCGGCCTTACGCTGCCGAAGCGGCTTGACGTCTGCATACCGGGGGATACCTGGACGGAGTGGGACGGCTTTTCGCCGGTTCCGGCGACGGCCGGCCAGCAGATCATGGTCGTGGAGATCAACGGCGAATACGGCGCAGAGCGCGCAGGGACGGTGACGGTATGAAGATTCAGAGACCGACCGAGTTCCTGACGTTCAGTGACGGCCAGTGCGATATCTATTCCGTCTCAGGAAACAGGCTTGCGGATAAACTCATGACGCTCTGCTTCGGAAACCGGACCGTCGGCGTAAAACGTTTTTACGCTGCCCGTGCCGCCAGTATCGAGATCGACCGGGTGATACAGATCCCGCTGCGGGAAGACGTCACGGCGGAAAACAACGTCGTGATCTCCGGCGTCCGCTATCGCGTCGAGCAGGCGCAAAACATTTACGATACCAACCCACCGGCCTCAGTACTGACGCTGCGGAAAGTTGGGGTGGCATCATGAGCGAGACGGTTGACATTGATGGCCTTGCCGCGGCAATTGTCCGAAACCTGGAAGCGTACTCGGACGAAGTCACGGCGGGCATCAAAAAGGCCGAGGACGTCACGGCGAAAGAGTGTAAGGAAAATCTTGAAGCCGAAAGTCCCGACGGCGCAACACATAAATACAAAAATGGCTGGAAAGTAACTGTTACGGCGAATACGCCTCTGGAAAAACACACGGTTATCCACAACAAGGAGTACCGCCTGACGCATCTGCTGGAAGACGGCCACGCAACCCGCAGCGGCGGACGGACGCGGGCTTTTCCGCATATCAAGCCGAATGAGGAAAAGGCCAACGCCGCCTTTGAGAAACGGGTAGAGGAGGTACTCCGCAATGGACATTAAAGCATGGCTGGAACAGGCCGGAGAGCCCGTTGCGGAGACCTGCTTCCCGCCGGGAAAAGATGTGCCGCCATTGCCGCACATCATCTTTCGGGACAGCGCAGACAGCGGCGGCGGCGATATGCGGAACCTCCTGACAAGGCATAATCTGACGGTTGAGCGGTATTCCGACACGCCTGAGTATAATACAGCTCTCGAGGCGCTTTTCAGCGCGGCCGGGCTGGAATTCACCCGCGAACAGGCGTGGCTGCCGGACCCGGACGATATGTACGAAACGATCTACACGATCAAGACCCCAATTTTTGAAAGGACTGATATTTGATGGCAGATAAGATCATCCATATCCCGGTAGGGAGCGGCTATCTCTACCATGATATTTTTACCGGCGCCGTTCCGGCGGATGCCGACATCGAGACGGAGGCGCACCGCATCGGCTACATCGAGAAGGGCGGGGAGATTGACTACAAGCCGACCTACAAGGTATTCAAGGACGACTTCGGAATCCAGCAGCGCAATGTCCTGACCGCCGAAGAGGCCACCTTCAAGGCGTCGCTGATTGCCTGGTCGATGAGCGATTTCAACGCGTTTGCCGCCACGGCGAGGGTGACGGAGTCCCAGGGACGCCGCACAATCAAGATCGGCGGCCTCGCAAACGACGATGGCAGGGTGCATCTTTTCCGTTTCGTCCATCCCGACGCCACATACGGCGACGTGCGCATCACCATCGTCGGAACGCAGACAGGCGGTTTTACCCTCAGCTTTAAGCCGGACGACGCCAGCAACATGGCGGTGGAAATCACGGCGCAGTCCAGCGACAGCGAGGGCACGCTGATCCTGCTCGACGAGGAAGTCCTGGGCGACAGTGTCAAGGCGAGCGGTCTGACGGTGTCCTCGGCGGCGGGCAGCACGACCGGGACCACAAAGCTGACGGTTACGCCCACGCCGGCGGGAAGCGATACGTACCGGATTTACCGCGGCGCAATGACGCCCGCGGTGGGAGCCATGCTGACCGCGTGGACCGCATGGGACGGGACCAGCGATATCACGGCGGCAACCGGCGATATTCTGACCGTGGCCGAGGTGAGCAGCACCGGCGCGGCGGTCAAGGCGGGGCTGGTTACCGTCACGGCGAAGGCGTAAGGGAGGCAAACATATGTTTGACGTTTCACAGGTCGGACGGCGGTATTTCGCCGTCCGCCTTGCGGCCTCCGGAGAGGACGGAGAGACGCGCACGATTGATCTCGATGTGCTCCCCCCAACCGTAAAGGTACTGCACCAACTGGCGGAGATCGCGTCCAAAGTCGACGGAACCACGGATATGACCGTAATCGATGAGCTCCGCGACACGGTGCGCCGGGTCCTCTCGCACAACCGGACGGGGCTTAAGGCCGACGAGTATGTTGACGCGATGGACCTCGACCAGCTTCAGGCGGTGCTGGCGGCGTATTTTGAGTGGGTCGGGCAGGAGCGCGGCGCAAAAAACTGACAATCCCCTCGTGCCCGTCAGAGGGCGGAGACGAGGGGATGCATTTTTTCCCGGAAACCTACGCCGAGAAGCTGGTGCGCGACTATACCGGGATTGATTTTGACGGCATTGAAAATCTCAACGTGCTGATATTTGACTTCTACACCCGGGAGGCCGTGATTTTTAACTGCATGCAGACTGAGCCCGGGCAGGAATATCTGGAGAAATGCTGGGCCGCAGAGCAGACGGAGCCAGACAGGAAAATGCTGCGGCAATATTTTGGAAAACATTGACATGCCCCCTTTACAGATATATCATAAAGGCAAAATTAAAGGGGGCGTGCCGATTATGTTCGGTAAGAAAAAAGCATTAGGAGAAGAAAGCACAGCCAAGCAGCCAATATATTTTCTTAAAGGGGTAGGCGGACAGCTGGAGCTATTTGAAAATAAAGTGGTAATTCTTCGAAAAGGCGCACTGGCAACTATGGGCCACGGCCTTACCGGAAACAAGGAAATTTTACTTAAAAACATAACCGGCGTGCAGTTAAAACTTGGCGGCGCATTAATCAATGGGTATATTCAGTTTACAGTTCCGGGAGGAATCGAGAGTAAAAGAGGAATTGGAGCTGCCACGCAGGATGAAAATACAGTAATGTTTCCTAAAAGCGAGAATGAGACAGCGCAGGCAATCAAAGATAAGATAGAACAGATTCAAACGGAGGCCGACAGACCGCAGGTGACACAAGCGTCCAGCCCTGCTGACGAAATCAGAAAGCTAAAGGGCCTTTTGGATGACGGAATTATCGACCAGGATGACTTTGAGAAAAAGAAGCAAGAACTCTTGGAAAAAATCTGATAGAATTTTTAATGCATCCCTCCTACTGGGGGATGCATTTTTTATACCTGTTTCAGGAGGTAAATCAACGTGGGAAACAACATTAAGGGCATTACGATCGAAATCGGCGGCAATACAGGGCCGCTGACAACCGCTCTGAAAGGCGTTAATAAGACCGCCGGGGACCTGCAGGGTGAGCTGCGTGAGGTCAATAAGCAGCTGAAATTTGACCCGAAAAATACGGAGCTGCTGAAACAGAAAGAAGACCTCCTGAAGCAGAGCACGCAGGCCCTTGAAGAAAAGCAGAAGACTCTGAAAACCGCCGTAGAACAGGCGCATACCGCTTTTGAAAAAGGCGACATGGGGGCCGACAAAGTCCGTGCAGTCGAGCGCGAGTACGAAAAGGTCAACTCTCAGCTGAAGGACAGCAAGAAGCAGTTGAACGCAGTTGAGTCTCAGGTGGGGACTTTTTCGGAAAAAGTCAAAGCAAAGTTTGCGGGTGTCAAAGAATCCGTCAAATCGGCGTTCAGCTCCGAGAATATAAAAACCGCTCTTGGCGGCATTGGAGTGGCAGCCGGGGCGTTTCTGGGCAGCTCCCTTAACGAGGCGAAGGACGCGGAAAAGATCAATACGGACTTGGAGCAGACCCTGAAATCCACCAAAGGCGCGGCGGGAATGACGGCGGAATCACTGGAAGACCTGTCCCGCTCTATGGTGGAAAACACCGCCTACTCCGAGGACGAAGTAAAGTCCGGAGAGTCCATGCTCCTGACCTTTACGCAAATCGGAAAGGATGTTTTCCCGCAGGCAACCGCGGCGACTCTTGACTATGCGCAGAAAATGGGCGTCGACGCGAAAAGCGCCGCTCTTACACTGGGCAAGGCGCTGAACGATCCGGCAACGGGGCTGTCCAAACTTACAAAATCCGGTGTGACGTTTACCGACGCGCAGAAAAAGCAGATCACCGCCATGCAAAAAGCCGGGGATATTGCCGGCGCGCAAAAGCTCATGATCGCCGAGCTCAACAAGGAATTCGGCGGGCAGGCTGCTGCTGCGGCGGATACTTACGCCGGCAAGCAGAAACAGCTGGAAAATACGCTGAAAGAGGTCAAAGAAACCATAGGCGGCGCTTTGATGCCGGTGTTAGCCAGCATTATGAAAACGATTGCGCCCATCATCCAAAAAATTGCCGAGTTTGTGACGCAGCATCCAAAGCTGACGGCGGCGATACTGGCGATTGTCGCGGTGATCGGAACGCTCGTTGGGGGGCTGTCGCTTGTAACTACGGTGATGTCGGCATTTGCGGCAGCGCAAACCGTTGCTCTCGGGCCGCTCGCGCTTGTTGTTGCGGCAATCGCGGGACTCGCTGCGCTGGCGGTTGTCGTTGTCACTCACTGGAAACCAATTTCCGCGTTTTTCAAAAATCTGTGGTCGGGAATTCTGGAGTTTTTTAAGAAACTCCCGGGCGAGTTTTCGTCTGTGGCAAAGAGCATCGGCGATAAGATTGTCCACGGATTCGACAGCGCCGTATCGTTTATCAAGTCCTTGCCAACCAAGGCCCTGCAGTGGGGCAAGGATTTTATCGCGGGCCTTGCGAACGGCATCAAGGGCGCCATCGGTACCGTGGAGGACGCCGTCAGCACGGTTGCCCAGAAGATCCGCTCCTTCCTGCATTTTTCCAAGCCGGACGAGGGGCCGCTTGCCGACGCCGACCAGTACGGCAAAGATTTTATGGCCCTGCTTGCTCAGACTATCAAGGACCACAGCGGCGAGCCTGCCGAGGCGGCAAAACTGGCTGCCAAGCAGGTGAGCGACCGGCTCGCGTCCGTCAAGGCCAACCTCGCAAGCACGACCGCACAGCTTACGGCACAGCTCAACAGCCTTTCCTCCGCCGAGACAAAGGCGCTGTCCGGCACGACCGGAAAACAGCGCTCGGCTATTGAGGCTGAATACGCCAAGAAAAAGAAGATTATTCAGAGCGAGATTGCATTGCGCAAGCAGCAGGCGGACGCCGAGATCGCGCAGATCAACAAAGTCAAGCAGGCCGTTGAGTCCGCGCTTACGGCAGAGGGAGAAAAAAATAAATCCTTTGTGGAGGGCGTGAACAGCCTTGAAAAAGAGGTTGAGGACGCCCTCAAAAACAAGTACACGGCCGAGGAGCAGGACGCCGAAAACGCCCTCAATAAGGAGCTGGACGCTCTGGAGACATGGAAAACGGCGCAGGAGGACGCGATCAACAGCGTCTACACGGCCCGGGAGAACGCCATCCAGGCCCAGATCGACGCGCTCGATAAGGAGACGGCCGCCGAGGACCGCACCGCGACCCGGAAAGGGTACACTGACAAGATCACGGATTTGCAGGGGCAGATCACATACAGCCACGACGATTACAACAAATCCCAGCTGCAAAAACAGCTCGCAGCGGAACAGGCGGACTATCAGACGGAGCTTGACAAGGAGGCCAGGGACGACCGGAAGGCCGCCCTGCAGAGCCAGCTCGACGCCGTTAAGAATGAGCAGAGCAGCGAGCTCCAGAGCGTTGACGATACTTATGACGCCAAGAAAAAGGCCCTCGACGACCAGCTCCAGACGACCAAGGATACTTACGCCAAGATGGAGACGGACGCCGCGCTGGAGGCCAAGGCGGAGCAGCTGATCATGGCGCAGAACCAGACAGCCATCGTCAATCTGCTCAAAAGCTACAGCTCGGATTACAACGCGGCCGGTAGTGACTTAGGGGACGCCCTGTTGACGGGCTTCAAGCCCAAGGTAGACGCCATCAGCGCGCTGGTGCAGGGCGTCGCGCAGCAGATCGAGGCGGCCCGGCAGACGGCGGACAGCGCAATGGCAGCCGCGGCCTCCGCTGCGGCAGCGAGCGCGTCGGTTACGGCAAGTAAGACGGCGGCAAGCAGCTCCGGAACGTCCGGCGGCAAATCCGTAAGCGTCACCAACAACGTGACGGTCGCGCAGAAAACGACGGCGGCGCAGGCGCTGGCTGTAGTCAAGGCGGTAACCGCGCAGGTGCTGTTCGGGGTGTGATGTGAGGTGCGTATGCGTAAGTTAACCTATACCAATTCGCGGGGCGGCTCGGTTACGGTCGGGCCGCCTCCCTATATGCTGGGCGGATTTGACCCCGGAAACCCACAGACGCAGTTTGCGACGGCGAAGGCGCCCGGGCAGGACGGCGTGAGCATTGAGGACGCGGCGCTTGATCCGCGCGCTATCCAGATCACCGTCTATGTGTGCGCCGAAAGCCCGGGGGACCTGTATGCCAAGTCCCGCGCCCTGCAGTCCGTGTTTGACGCCCGGCAGGACGGGACACTGCTCTACGCCAACGACGCCGGGGCGCGTGTTATCCCCTGCCGGATGCAGTATGTCCCGACGGTCAAGGACCCGGAGGGATTGTCCCAGCAGGTACTTGTACAGCTCTATGCGCCGTCGCCTTACTGGCAGGACGTGGCCGAGACGGTCAGGACCCTCGCAACATGGATCGGCGATCTGACGTTCCCGGCGTCGTTCCGGGCGGCCGGCGCGGAGTTCGGGCACAAGGCACAGAGCCTGATCGTCAACGCCCTGAACCCCGGAGACGTACCGTGCGGGATGCGCGTGGAGCTGACGGCGGATGCGTCGGTCGTCAATCCGTACCTGCTCAATATCTACACAAAGGAGATCCTGCGGGTAAAACGGACCCTGACGGCGGGTGAGACGCTCATCATCAACACGGCCCTCGGCGCGGAAGCCGTGACGCTGATGCAGGGCCGCGCCGAGACGGACGTCTTTAACTGGATCGATGTACCGGACGCGGCGGACTTTATGCAGCTGCAACCGGGTGACAATTATCTGCGGTACGGTGCGGACAGCGGCATGGACAATCTGGAGATGTCCGTCTGCTACACGCCGCGGTATCTGGGGGCATGAGCATGGACAAACCGGACATTTTGATTTTTTCCCCGCCGCCGGACATGGCGTTTCTGGGGCTCATCCGGGATTATGAGAGCCTGGCGATTACGCGGCGGTTTTACGCGCCGGGGGAGTTTGAGCTGCGCATCAACCTTGCCAAGCAGCACATCGGCAAGCTCGTCCGCAATAACCTGCTGCTGTTCGGCGACGGCAAAAAGGCCGGCATCATCCGGCACCGGGAGCCGCAGCAGGACGAGAGCGACCAGGGCACGACGCTGACCGTTAAGGGGCCGACCTTACAGGGCCTCACGCATGACCGCATTATCCTGCCCTCGGACAGCCCCGGAACCGGATATGACGCCGCCAGCGGGACGCAGGAGGCCATCATGAAGCATTTTGTCACGGCCCATATGGTAAGCCCCGCGGATAGCGACCGGGCCATGCCGGGCCTGATTGTGGCGGCAGACCAGGGGCGCGGCGTCTCCGACCAGTGGCGGTTTGACATCAAGACCTGCGTGGACGACGCGCTGAACCAGGTCGGCACGTACGCCAAGCTCGGCTGGAATATCACGGCGGATGTCGCAAACAAGCAGCTTGTGTTTGACGTCCGCAGGGGTACCGACCGCAGCATCTCGCAGAGCGCCGTTCCGCCGGTCATGTTCGCCGGCGACTGGGGCAATATCTCAGCCCCGCACTTGATCCAGAGCTGGCTCAGCGCGGCGACGGCGGGCTACGCGGTGGCGGGCAGCACGTTAAGCAGCCTTGTCCAAAAGGTCGGGACGGCTACGGGGTACGAGCGGCAGGAGCAGACCTTTGACTGTTCCGACGCGGAGACGACGGCGGAGCTGCTTTCGCTTGGCGCGCAGAAGTTAGGAGAGGCTGCCCCGGTGGTGAGTTTCAGTTTTACGATTCTCCCGGACCGGCCCTTTGCGTATGGGCGGGATTATGACCTGGGCGACATCGTGACGGCGTATCACCGGGGCTGGGGCGTGAGCATGGACGCGCAGATCACGGAGATCGTGGAGGTTTACGAGGCGGGCGGCAATACGCTGACGCCGACCTTCGGCACCAGCATCCCGACCTTCACGGCGTGGCTGCGAAAACAAATCAGGAGGTGACAATTTTGGCGGAAAAAAGCTGGCTCTTTAACAGCGTCAACGGCGACCGGGCTTACAACGCAGAGGACATCGGCGCGTTTCTGGCGCCCTTTTTCTCGGGCGGCATCTTTGCCAACCCGAGCACAAACTTGCAGGTGACAGCGGACGGCAGCGGCATGACGGCGACGGTGCAGCCGGGCTACGCACTGGTTAAAGGCGCGGACGGCAAGCTGCATATGTACCAGGTGACGGCGGCCCTCGTGCTCACGATTGCAACGGCGGACGGGGCCAACAACCGGATTGACCGCATTGTCGTGCGGCTGGACACGGCGGGCCGCATTGTCAGCGCGCAGGTCAAACAGGGGGCCTACGCGGCCAGCCCGACGGCTCCCACGGTGGAGCAGGACGCGGACTATTGGGAGCTTGCCCTTGCGGATGTGCTGGTCAACGCCGGCACGACGGCAATCACGCAGAGCATGGTGACCGACCAGCGGCTCAATACGGCGGTGTGCGGCGTGGTGGCGGCGACCGTGCAGCAGCTCGACACCACGACGCTGTTTACGCAGTATCAGACTTGGCTTAATGAGCAGATCGCGGCCCACGCGAGCGACAATACCGGCTGGGAAAGTCAGATGGCCGCAGATTTGGCAACGTTTCAAGCAAATTTTACGACGTGGTTTAACACGGTCAAAGGTACTCTGGACGCCGATACGGCGGGGCACCTGCTGGACCTGGTCAACCAAAAGCCGGACAAGGTAACTCCATCGGCGGCCGGAAATCTCGCGGCGCTGAACAGCGGCGGGACACTGGCGGACAGCGGAAAGCAGACGTCCGACTTTGCCGCGTCCTCTCACGCCTCCGCGCACGCAACCGGCGGCAGCGATCCGCTGACCCCGGCGCAGATCGGGGCGGCGACGGCAACGACGCTCACGGCCACGGTGCCGGTATCGTGGACAGCATCGGGGAGCTACTACTATCAGCAGGTGAGCGTCGCCGGGATGCTGGCCACGGACAATCCCATTGCGGACATCCTGCCCGGCAGCGACAACGACGCCAACAAGCTCTATGCCGAGGCGTGGGGCAAGGTGCAGAGCATCGATACACTGGACGGGGCGGTAAAGCTGTGGTGCACGGCAGCGCCCACCACGGCGTTCCCAGTGGTGTTCAAGGTGGTGCGGTGATGGGTAAGGTGATGATAAGCCGCAGGGGCGGTGGAAAGAGTACCACAACCCTGTCGATCTACAGTACCTATATCACGGACTTGAGCTTTGGCTCCGCTGCCTCGGACAACACATCTAATCTTTGGACAATGCCGTCAAACACAGGATGCAAGCATCTTGCGGTCTATCAGCGGCCTTATAGCGGAAACACAACAGACTCTAACCTGCTGTACACGCTGGATCTGACCCAAAATACCACCATTGTCCTTCACAACTACTCATACACGACCACAACCAATGGGTACTTCGCGTCGTTGACCTTAGAGGTGTCCGGCGGGATAGCAAGCCTAAGATATCGGACGACACACGTGATTTATGACAGCGAGAATCCCGGGGGGTTAGACACCGGATTTGACTATGGCGTTATACTTTTCGGATATTAAGGAGGCACAGTCCATGAGATACGGACAGATGGTGCATATCGTTACACACACACACACACACACACACACACAATTAATTTTGTCTGCCTGCTGCGGACTGCCGAAGGGCGGTGCCTGCAATGGGTAAGTGCATTCTGGCCGGGCACGGCGGAGACGGACTCAGGATGGCAAGCGGGAGCTTTACAACAGGCGCGAGCTATGGAGCAGTCAGTGCGGTATTTGTGGGCTTTGAGCCTAAGTTCCTGTTTGTCGGGACGGAACTCGCCGTCTGTGCGGACAAGCCAGGCGGAATGCTGCTCCCGGAATGTAGCGGGGCATCACTCCCAACAAGCGCGACCGGCGGGTCCTCGCTGGTCAGCATACAGAAAACGAGCACCGGATTTAATAGCACCCTCCAGAACTCGTCTTTTGTCAACTATACGCTTAAGTGGTGGGCAATGGGCTAACCTCCGCCGAAAGGCGGCGGCGTGATGGGACAGTGCATCATCGTCAGGCGGGGCGGAGGATCAAGCACATTATCCCTTTTGGTTAACGGTGACAATACTCAGAGCCTTACGATTTCTGGTGTTAATTTCAAGGCCACTAAAGCGATAGGGTTCGGGTACAAAGACAGCATAGACCGCTCCACAATATTTGCATTTGATGTTACGGACGGGTACGCTTTTGGCCTTAACGGCGCTGCAAACTTGGTACGATTAACTATCCATTTACTGCAAAATGGGTCAACCGTAACCATTACGGCTGACCCAACAGGCGACACCGAGCCAATAGTGTTTAGCAGCCAATTAAGCTATCACATAATCCTCATGGCGTGATATGAAGGAGGTAAAGCCCATGTATCTGAAAATCAACGGAACCCGTTACTCCGTGCGGTCGGCTTCGGTCGGCGCTGAGGTGCGCTATACGGTGGACGATCCGCCCGGCAGCCTGAGCGGGACGGTGGAGCTGTACGCCGACGACGATATGCCCATGCGGACGGACGCCGTGAGCGGCTACCAGAACCCGCGCACCACAGACGGTGTGATCATCCTGAGCAACACCCCGGAGCCGGCGGCGGTGGCGTCCACGCCCACAGACCCGGAGCCTGACCCTGTCGCCACACTGGCGGAGACCGTGGCAAACCTGCTCTATCAGATCGACACCGATAAATTAACAGGAGGTACAACGACATGAGCGCATACAACATCGTAAAGCTGCTGATCAAGCTGGGCCGGACAACCGGCCTGCAGGCCAAGGTCAATATGTTTTACGCCTGCGGGCAGCTCTCGGACGAAGAGTACACGGAGCTGACCAATACCCTGACGCCGGCGACCACGACCACGGGCACCGCCTCTTAAGGGGGCGGCGCCGATGGAGAGCGTCATCGTCGCAATCATCACCGGCGGCCTGAGCCTGATCGGGGTAATGTGGTCCAATCGGGCCGCCGCCAACAAGACGCAGGCCAACATCCGCACGGCGCAGGCCGTTACCGACACCAAGCTGGAAGAGCTGACCCGCGAGGTCCGGGAGCACAACAACTTCGCCCGGCGGGTGCCGGTGCTGGAAGAACAAATTAAGGTCGCCAATCATAGGATTGAGGACCTTGAAAATCAAAAATAAAAAAGGAGAATACTTATGAACATCACTGATCTGGGCATTACATCCGTCGCGGCAATCACCGTCATCGTGTTTTTGGTGTGTCAGGTGGTCAAGGCCACGAAGCTGGACAACAAGTGGCTGCCCGTCATCGCGGGGGCCTGCGGCGCGGCCCTGGGCATCGTGGGGATGCTGACCATGCCGGGCTACCCGGCCACGGATTACCTGACGGCAGTTGCCGTGGGCATCGTGAGCGGCCTCGCGGCCACGGGCATCAACCAGGTATATAAGCAGCTCTCTGCCGGCGGCGGGACGCAGGGATGACCGTTAAAGCAGCAACCATGGAGCCGTCGGCGCTGGCGTCTCTGCGCCTGTATGTCAACACCAGGCGCTACACGGAGGCGCAGGCCGGGAAAATCCTGACCGAGACAGGCGGCGACTTTTGCATCGGCGGCCCCATTTTCCTCTGGGACAAGACCACCAGCCACCCGAAACTTCCGAAAGCCCCCTGCTGTCATTTAAAGGCCGATGGCGCGGTTCTGTGCGCGCCGCCCTATGTTGTACCGGAGGGCGGCCCCGCATGGGACAAGCCTGCGGATTATGGCGTGTCTGCCCCGCTCCCGTGCGGCAAGGCAAACTACATCCAGTGCGTCCCGCTCATCCGGGACGGCAAGGCGATCACGCCGCTGACGGTCAACGCGGACATGGCCTATCCCTGCGCCCGCATGGTCATCGGCGGCAAGCAGGGCCGTGTCGCCTACTATGTCAGCACAGACAGGCAGACGCCGCTGGAGCTGCAAGCCCTGCTTCTGGCGGCTGGCTGGGACTGGGCGGAAATGCTGGACGGCGGCGGAAGCGCCTGTTACGTCAATAAAGACGGCGGCGCGATTCGGTGCGACCCGGGCCGGGTGCTGTACAGCTATCTGGTCTTTACGCTGGCCCCTGCCACGGCTCCTGCGCCCACGGACAACGACCGCAAGCGGTCTGCCGTGCTGGACACCGCCCGGGCGGAAATCGGCGTGAAGGAGCTTCCAGCGGGCTCTAACAGGGTCAAGTACAATGACTGGTATTACGGCGCGTCGGCCTACTCGGCCTCGGCGGCGTGGTGCATGGTGTTCGTGGGCTGGGTATTCGCGCACTCCGGGCTCCCGCTGCCGGTCAGCACGGCGAGCTGCACGACGCTGGCCAACTACGCAAAGGTGCACGGCCAGTGGGTAACGTCCGGCTTCAAGCCCGGCGATATCGCGTTCATGCACTGGCACAGGTCCGTCACGGCCACGGAGCACGTCGGCATCGTGGAGAGCGTCCACAGCACCTATGTGACCACCATTGAGGGCAACACGTCCCTTACCTCGCAGGACAACGGCGGGGCGGTCATGCGGAGAAACCGGGCGCTGGGATGCATCACCGGGGCATACCGACCCTGGTACAACATAGCGGCGTGAAAGCAGCTCCCCGGGGCTTACCAGCAATGGCAGGCTCCGGGGAGATTTTTGCGTCATCGGGATTCTGGCGTCGGAGGCAGGGCAGAGGGATGTCACCCGACTTATGGCACGTCACCCGACTTTGGATGCTATGTTACGCCGTCATCGGCGACGACGGGCTGCTGCTGTGGTGCCTAAAACACGGCGTGGAAATCGACAAGGAGGACCAGGAATGCGTAGAGTACAAAATACCGCCCTCGTCCTGAACGGACGGGGGCGGATTTACTGTGTTCAAACTGTGTTCACGTATCGGCTTATAACAGCTTTTAACGGCATAAAACAGAACGATAAAAAATGACTTGAAACCATTGAAAATACTACATTTTATAGGAAAATCAATAGACACGGGCACGTCAGTCATTCAGGCTGTGGAAACCTGTCGGGGAAAAATATATCATAAAAGCGCGGAATCGTCAATTCCCCCGGCGCTGTTTCCGCGTGAGGCGGACAGCGGCGAAGACCAACGGGCCGCCGCCCGTCCCGACGGCTTCCGCCCCGCGGGGAAGCTGAAGCCGGAGCCCCGGAGCGGAAGCCCCTGAAAAAATGTCCCCGCCGCTTTTTCCAGCGGCCCTGAGCCGTCGGCCTTTTGACCGGCCCTTTTGCGCACTTCGCCGGAAAGTAAAAATCGCTCTTGCAGGATTTCCCGGCTGGCGGTATGATATACTATCTGAAAAGATGACTCCGGGCGGCGCACCTTCGTCCGATCTCTGCGGACGCATCGCCGCCGGATGAAACAGAGGAGGAATCATATGCTTTTGCGGGTTCCCGATTATTATGATAAATTTCACTGTCTTGCCGGCGCGTGCCCGCATACCTGCTGCGCCGGCTGGGAAGTGGTGATCGACCCGGAGACGGCGGCGGAGTACTGCAATGTGTCCGGCCCGCTGGGAGATCGTCTGCGCCGCAGCCTGACGCGCCGGGAAGGCGAGCTGTGCTTTTCGCTGGAGGAGGGGCGGTGCCCGTTTTTGCAGCCGGACGGCCTGTGCCGCGTCTACCGGGAGCTGGGCGAGGAGCACCTGAGCCGAACCTGCCGCGCGCATCCCCGCTTTACGGAGGAATTCGGTGCGCTGCGGGAGACCAGTCTGGCGGCCTCCTGTCCCGCGGTGACGGAGCTGCTGCTGGGGTCCGGTGCGCCGCTGACCTTTCCCCAGACGGAGACGGAGGAGCCCGCGGCTCCCTGGACGGACGAGTGGGTTCCGCCGCTGCTGGAGTGCCGGGAGCGGGCGTTTGAATTGCTGCGGGACCGGAGCCGCCCTCTGCGGGAGCGCGCGGCCTGGTTCCTGCTGTTCTGCAACGATGCGCAGGTCCTGCTGGACGAGAGCCGCCCGGAGGACCTGACCGCTCTCTGCGCGGACTGGGCGGACGTGCCTGAGACGCTTGAGCCGGAGCTGAGCGCGGGCCGGGGAATCTTCCCCCATGCGCTGCGCGTGCTGGAGGGGCTGGAACATTTGGACGGCGACTGGAACGGCCTTCTCCGCCAGGCGGAGCGGAGCCATGCCGTCCGCTGCACGGAGAGCGCGGGAGAGAGAATCCTCTGCTACTTCGTCTTTCGCCATTTCCTCAAGGCGGTCACGGACGGAGATCTGCTCTCCCGGGCGGAGCTGGCGGTATTCTGCCTGCTGGTGGTTGAGCGGCTGAGCGGCGTGTGCGGATTGGAAGAGGCGCTGCGGCGGTGCTGCCGGGAGCTGGAGCACAGCCCCGAAAACCTGGCGGCGCTGCAGGCGGCGTTCTGCGGTGATCTGGAGCTGGGCCTGGGCAACTTCTTTTCCGAGCTGCTGGGTCGACAGGCGGATACAAAAGGCACTTTTACGCGCTGA